ATTCTGGGCTTTTGGGTTGCGCGCTCCCCGCCCGGAATTGCGCGTCAATTAGCCCAGAAAAAAACGCGAAGTTACACACGTACGATCCGGTCACCACTTTCATTGACCGAATTAAACTCCTCACCACGCAATACACCCTGCGCCAGCGCCTGACTGAACTGGGTGATCACCGAGCCCGCCTCTGCCGTACTGGCACCGGAGATTTTCAGCCCTGTCGAAATGGCCTCCGTCACCTTCAGCACATCATCAGCACTGTAACCATATTCACGCATCGAGGCAGCCGAACGGGCAAACAGGGCCGCATTATCCGAAAATGCGGTGCCTGTCCGCTGGCTGATATCCATCAGCACTTTCTGTGATGACGCAAATTCATCCGATGACTGCGACGCCTGTTTCAGACGGGCATTCACGGAGCTCCATTCATCCGCCAGCGAAATCAGGTGTCCGGTGGCAAAGGCACCGGCAAACGCACCGGTCATTCCGACAGCCGAAGCGCGGATTTCCGTCAACTGGCTGTGCAGCTCAGCCAGAGCCCGGCGCTGCTCCCTGGCTGCCGCAGCAGCCTGACGTCCGCCATTCTGCAGGGTCCGGTAATATTCACTGCCCATACGGGACGCCCGCTGGATCTCCGACTGGAATGACTGTGAATTTGCCGAAATTTTGATAATCAGTTCACGTAACGTCGCCATTCACCTTTCTCCGGGCAAAAAAAACCTGCCACAGCAGGTTTTCATCATTATTTATGACATTGCTGCAAGGCTCAGCGCGTCTTCCAGCGCCGCAAACGGATCCACCTCCGGCTTATCCTCATCCTCGCCCCAGCAGAGCATGGCGTCCTTCAGTGCAACATTCATCCCCTGTGCCCCGAAAACCGCTTTCACGATCTGTGCATTACGGATATCCCCGCGCTCATCACCCAGCGGGGATACCCTGTCGAACTCCATCCACATCATCGCCTCGCTCGCACTCAGGCTGTGCCGCAGTTCGGATAAGGTGCGCCCCAGACGGAGCGCAAGTCGCATCAGAAAGCGAATTTCCGGGCGGGCTACTTTTTTCTGGCCGACTCTGCATCAGCGATCAGTTCCAGTGCCTGACGCAGCAACCGGGCATGTACCGGACCATAGACGGCCAGCACCTGCTCACGGTCGTCCGGAGTGAACACCCGTTGCAGGTCAGTATCACACAGGACATCGCAGAACAGCGTCACATCCGCTTCCAGGTTACGGCGGGTTTTCGCCACCACCGACAGGGTATCGTCATCCTCTCCATCACCATTGAGCACTTCCTGCCACAGATACCAGGCCTCTGCCGAAGGCTCCCGCAGCACCACGCTGACATTTCTCCATTCCGGCACCTTCACCGTTTTATGACGGAACCCCGACAGTCTGGCCAGCGCCAGTGTTTTCAGATCTTTTGCCATAAGCCTTATCCGCCCGCACCATTAACCGTTACTGTACACGCATCAGAGGTAATGCTCTGCGGCTGTTCTGCAGAATCCGTTACCTCGCAGGTATAAGCCCCCTTATCACCTGACTGCGTATTGGCTTTACTGAAAGTGTCAGTAGTCTGTCCCTCTACCGGCTGACCATCCTTCTTCCAGGCGTGTTTATAAGGCGGCGTTCCCCCGTTGACACTGACTGACATTGTCAGCAGCGCACCGGTATTCACGGTAAGTGTCTTCTCCAGATTTTTCACAAACGCCAGCGGTACCACATAGGACACCGGTTTACCCTTCAGGCGAAGTGAAAACGTTGCAGCCACCACGCCGTTGGTACCGGATGACCAGGTGTGCTGACGCACTTCCGCCAGGAACTTAAAGCCCTTACCGGACGGAAACTGCACCTTAAACGCATACACCGTGTCATTGTCATAGGCATCACGCAGGGCGTTCTGGGCCTGATTCAGATAAAAATTACCCGACATGGAAATCTCGGACGACGCCCCCAGACCGTTGATGTTCTCCTGCTCTGTGGAGCAGAGCGTGGTCACATCAATATCCTGTTTCTGACCGGCGGTGAACTGGACTTCCTTGATGGTGCAGTCCAGGCGCAGATATTCCGCCTTATCCATAGTTTCAGCAGTCGCCGGGGCAGATGAAATCATCACCTGCGTCAGCTGTGAGCGTTCATACAAAGCAGACATTCTGCCTCCTGATAATAAAAAACCCGCACGCGGCGGGGTATGGGTTTTGTAGAAAAAAGAAAAAGTCACACCGTGACCTGAAACTCCAGGGTTGCACGGTAACAGCGGTTTTCCGGAATATAGTCCTGCATTTCACTGACGGATCCCGGGGCCAGCAGCATTATGGCTTCACGGGCGTCCTGACGTATCTGACGCGCCTGCGTCACAGTCCCGGCATAAACGTCTATCTGCACCGACACTGAGGACTCCGCCTGCCCGCCCATCACGTCCGCCGACACCGATGAAATCAGGCTGAAAACCACCCACGGAAGCGCCACCGACGGCCTGCCATCCAGCAGGGGGACCACATACGGGTACACCTGCCCGCCGGCAAGATGCGCCAGATGAGGATACAAATCCGCCTCCGTCATCGTCTCAGTACCTCATCAATGGCCCGGTTCATCCGCGCAATCGCCACCTGTGCCGCCTGTTCACTGCGCACATCAAATGCCGGGCGCACAAACGGGTGCGGTGGCATATTCACGGTCCCCATTTCCACAAACCGCCAGTAGAAAGCATTGCGCGGGTTATCCGCCTTCATGGTGTTATCGCTGTTACCGGTGTCCGGATTAACACCCCGGATATGCACACCGGATTCCATCCCGCCATCGCGGGAGCGCCGGGAAAGGACCACCACATTGCGGCGCAGTTTTCCCCTGCGTACCGGTGCCCGTGACACCACTTCTTCTTTCAGCACATTCGCACCCGCACGGGTTGCCTCACGCAGCACCCGGTTATTTTCTGCACCACTCAGAAGCTGCAAATCGCGGCTGATGTCCTCCAGCCCCGAAAAATCCAGCAGGGTTTCGATCATTTTTCACCTCCCAGCCGACAGAGAATTTCCAGACGTCCGCCGGTCGCATCCGGCACGGGCAGCCCGACAACGTTCAGGATCCGGTCACGCCAGGGACCACTCAGCACATGAAGTCGTGACGCTGCCGTGATTTCCCGACCGGACTGACCGCGCACCCAGATGCGGATTTCCGCCTGCGCCATTTCCGCACCAGACTGCATCCGCTCCCGGCTGCTCCTGCCACGGATATCCGCATGAATTTTCCCGCATGACACCCATTCTTCCGTCATTTCTCCGGCAGCATTACGGGTTAACACCGGGTTCAGAACACTTATCATCTGTGTCAGACGACCTGCAGATATTGCCATTCCTCCCTCCTCATAACACCGTCGGACAACGCAAATCGTAAATCAGCACGGACACAGAAAACGGCAGTTCCCCCTGCACGAGGTCTTCCCGCTCAGCAAGATCCGGATTCCGGTACAGCATCCCGGTCAGTCGCATGGCAGCCCCCTTCATCCGGGTTAATGCCTCGCCCGGGATCAGCTCACCGTCCTCACGAATCACTTTATCCCGGCTGCCCTGAATGTAGGCCAGCAGCACGGCGGTAGCCTGACGAACCTTGTCCATCAGCATGTCATCATCCGCGTCATGGTCAACACGCAGATGTGCCTTGATCTCTTCCAGTGTCAGTAATGCCGTCATTTTCCGCCTCCTGCATCCCGTCCACGTTTTGCAGCCAGGGTCCAGCCTGATGAATGAGCTTCTCCGGGTTTATCACCGGTCATACTGTTGCAGTGCCACAGCGAGCCCCCCCACGTCACCGTATCGCCGGGGTGGTAGGTTTCACCGGCTCTGAACACACCGCGGTAGAGCATCACCGGCAGGGAAAATGTTTTTTCCGTACACTGGCCACTGCTCTGCCGGATCACCACAGAGAACAACCGCTCATCCGTCATGCTGACGTCGATATCCGCCACCCCGTCAACCAGGCATTCCCATCCCCGCATCCCGTGCGTTTTTTCATACGCCCGCCAGAGTCCACCCAGGTGTGTGGCATACGTGCCCCGGGGAAAGGATTTTTGATCGTCAATAGCGGGGAGCACTTCCAGTGCCGTGGCATCACGCCCGTCCTGCGGAGCCGGAAGGGCATTCACCGCCTCCAGAACCGCCTGCTTCAGTACTTCCGGATCGTAATCACGACCATCACGCGGAGCAGGGATATGGCTTACGGCCTCTTTCACCATCTGCTCAAGCATCGGACGCACATCATCCGGGGTGAGACTTTTACCGTCCGCCGGCTGCGGAATATTTGCGACCGCATCATTCACCGCCTGCCTCAGTACTTCCGGATCGTAGTCACGACCATCACGCGGAACAGGAATATGGCTTACAGCCTCTTTCACCATCTGCTCAAGCATCGGACGCACATCATCGGGGGTGATACTTTTGCCGTCTGCCGGCACCGGTATTTTCGCGACCGCATCATTCACCGCCTGCTTCAGTACTTCCGGATCATAATCGCGACCATCACGCGGTAGCGGAATGGCCCCCACTGCGTCATCCACCATCGCCTGCAGAACAGGGCTAACCTCATCCACCGTCACATGCTTCTGTAACAGAGCGGACAGGGAAGCCAGTTTCTCTTCAAACGCTTGTGCCTGCGCGCTCATCTTCTCCTCAAATGTGCGCTGTAAATCCGCCAGCACCGTGGCGAATTCTTCTCCCAGGGCACGAATAATGGACAGTTCACGTTCATTCATTTTTTCAGAATCCCCCTGAACATCGCTTTCACCGCATCATGCTCTGTTTCACTGATTGCCTTATTACCGTCAGATGCGCCGTCAGGCGGTTGCGCTAAGGCCGTTTTCCCGGTCGACGCGAACGGATCCTCACGGGCATCACGACGGGACAGTGCCTCCAGACTGTAGTTCTGCTGCTGAAGATACAGTGCATCACCGCCGGCCAGGGGCGGCAGGTTCTCCCGTTTACGGGCCTCATTGGGCGTGAGAAGCGTATTTTTCACCGCATCCCCCAGCGTTTTCATGCGCCGCTCACTGTCCATTCTCAGCAGCGTGGTGACATCAAATTCTGTACTCTCGTTTTCCCCCGTTTCCAGCGCCTCATCCAGTAACAGTTCAATGGACTCAATCAGCGTCTGCAGGCACTGGGAATAATACTGCTGCTCCAGCGCCTCCACGTTGTCACTGGAAGGCGGTTGTCCCACGCCAATCTTGTAGGCCGGGACACGGAACACCGAACAGACAATTTCAGCGGTCATCTTCAGTTGTTCCACCGTCTGCGCATCCACCGGTGAAAACGTCGTGGGGTTATATTTTGCCCCGTTGCTCAGAATGGCCGTTTTCCCCGCATTTTCGCCGGTATACCCGCTGTCCCAGTTGCTCTTCAGTTTTTTCGCATTTTCTTCCGTAATACTGCCGGGGATCTCAATCACCCCGGACGGCATGCCGCCATTTCTGAAAAAATACGTCGAATTTTCCTGAATATGATGCCCCTGCGTGGCGGCCAGCCCGGCGGCATACACCGGCGGCAACCCTATAAGCGGATGAAAAAAACAGTTAAACCGGTCGTGGATCACTTCCCGGGCAGGCACCGTCACCGCCTCAGTGATCCCGCAGTTCCGGTCCGGCGTGATGCGGTAGAACACTTCGCCGTCATCCGCCACCAGTGGTTCAACCCGGCTCCAGTCCAGAATGCGCAGTTCTTTGATCTGCCCCCGGGAGTTACGGATTTTCAGCACCACCGTATTGCCGTGACGCAGTTTGGCGTTCAGCCACAGTTCAAAAAACTGGATGCGGTTCTGCTGGGCGTTGGGACGACGACAGAGGCGGGCAATATCCCCCCGGCGAGTTTCCCTGCGTATCCCCTGCGCATCCGTCTGCATAAGACGCAGCCGCATTTTGGCGATATCCTGGGATATCAGCGAAATGCACGAAAACACCGCATGAAAGGAGAGGACGGCTTCCGGATCGGCTTTCACGCCCTGCTGCCAGGCGCCGGAAAAGGGCTCAGCCACCGCCTGAAACAGGCTGGTCCAGCCCGCCTCTCTTACGTCACGTCCTGATTTCTGGTTTTTTCGGGTTCGCTGTAAAAGGTTCCACATTCGCCATGCTCCGCATCACGTTTCTTTTTCTGACCTGCCGGACGTCGCACCGTGATGTACTCCGCCTTTCCCAGGCGAACCAGCACCTCCGCGCACGGCTGTGCCACATCACGGATATCCCCGGCCCGGGCATCATGCGTGCCCTGCAGATATCGGATCTTTGCCATAACCTGTTACGGGAGGCGCACGCCTCCCGTCCTCCTTATCAGACTCAGCCGCCGGACGCACTGCCGTAGTTCACACCGGTGATCACCGCCACCGCCGCGGTACGGCGACGACGCCAGTTGATCCAGCGCTCCGCACGGATGGCCACACTGCCTGTCTGGAACATGGAAACCAGCTCCACCGGCGACGGCGTGGTACTGTCGCCGGTCGGCTCAGACTGCATTTCCAGTGATGCCTCGCGGGACATATCCACTGCCACGCCGCCGTCATCCGCCAGATAAATATCCGGGGCATTCACCAGCACCAGCTGGTCACCCACGTACTGGGAGACAATCACCGGCAGCCCCTGGAAGGTCCCCCCCAGCAGGGTCATGTCCGGGTATTCCTTCTGACCCAGCGCATTTTTACGCATGGACAGCGCCAGGGCATTGGTGCTGGACATCAGCCAGACCGCACCGGTGGGCTGCAGGTTTGCTGCCACAAACTGTCCAAACGCCGCCTCTGCATCCGCATCCGGGTTACCGGTTGATGCCTTGCCCTTCACATCATGGGTGATGGACGCCGGGGAGACATCTGCCACTGCGGCTTTTTTCGGGTCCACAAAGTCTGTGTCCAGACGCGCCACCACCGCTTCTGCCAGCGCATTACGGACCAGCGCATCAGCTGCCGGACTGGAAAAACGGATCAGCTCTTCCGTCAGTACCGCAATGGCCGACACCTTCGCATGACTGAAGGTGATGGATTCAAAATCAAACTTCGTCAGGGGTTTTGCCTTACCCTCACCCACCCAGCCGGCAGCACCGCCGGACACCTGGGCGTGCACACGGATATTGAACGGCACCTGACGAAGTGCAGGGATCCCGCCCTGACCAAATCGCCCGATAATGGTCTGCGGACGCAGGTAATCAATAAAGTCCTGTGCGTATTCCTGATATTCAGACAGGCTGCCTGCCCACTGCGGATCCGTGGTGGTCCCCGCGCCCACTGCCGATTTCAGGACATGATGCAGACGACTGTCATCCGGATACTGACGACGGGCCACTTCCAGGGCTTCAGAGCGGACACCTTTAGCCGCAGCCAGTGATTTGGCAAAGCGGGCGAAGCCAATCCCCTTATCCAGTTTCTGCTCCACACGGATCACCGGCGCTGAAGCCACCGCGGCCACATTCCCGTTACCGGCCTGTTTCACCGGCTGCGCCGTGGCGGCCTTACCGGCTTCCAGTTCACGCAGGCGCTTCAGGTGCGCATCCACCTGACGGATTTCCGCTGCGGTGTTGTCGTAATGCTCTTCCTCCTCCACATCCAGCGTGCGCCCTTCCTCTGCGGCTTTGGTCATGACCTCCTCAAGGGAGGCTGCCAGCGCTGCACGCTTGTTTTCAAAACTTTTAATCTGTTCGCCAATATTCATTATGGTCTTTTCCTTATGAAAAACGGTTGTTGACTGTGCCGCAGCGCCGGCAGAAGATGCGATTTTCACCACCGGTTTCCGGTTGCCGGACGCGGCAGAAAACTGGCGGTCGTAAGATTTAATGGTCCGGATGGTGCATTCCGCATTCGCGGGCACGGTGACGGCAGACACCTCCATCAGTTCCCAGCGCAGAAAATGCAGTCCGCCTCCGTCCAGAAAGGTGTATTCATGGGGACGGAAGCCCACGGACAGTCCCCTGACCAGCCCGGTCTTAATGGCCGCCCAGGCCTCATCCAGTCGGGCTGCCAGTTGCGATGGCATATCCGGCACAGGCTTCGCCAGTGTTGCCGTGATTTCCAGCCCTTCGCTGACCCGGCGCACCGTACACTGCCCCACCGGGCGGGAATGGTCATGCTGCCAGAGAAACGGGATCGCACTGCCGAACTCCGCCCCCTCCGGCTCCAGGATGTCACCATCCCGATCCGGAGAAGGCGTTGACGCAATCCCGGTGATCACCCGCTCATCCTCACTGAAGGATTTCACCGTCAGCAGGGAGCAGGCCCGTTTAAGATTCACATCAGCCTCCTGAAAATAAAAAAACCGCCGCAGCGGTCCATGATGGTTACAGGGTGAACAGGGTTATATGAAAAAAACCGCATATTCTTTCTTTTTGGGCTCCGGATTCAGGGACATCAGGGATACCGCATTGAAAAGCGCCATCAGCGGGTCGATTTTCCCCCGTCCGCTGGCCTGTTTGGTAATAAGGATGGCGTTACCTCTGGGCTCCACCCGGGCATTGCCAACGCACCAGGCCATCAGTGGCTGGCCACCATGCACCAGCACCCCTTCAGCCAGTTTGCGTTCGGTGGTTTTGATGGCCCCGCCCAGCTTCCAGCCCTGGCTTATCCCCACAACAATTCCGTCGGGGATCCCGGCTTCCGCCAGTGAATCCAGAATCTGCCCCACACCTGACGGGTCAATACCGATATGATCCAGTAACTCAGCCTCATGAATACGACGCACATACTCCGCCACTTCCGCCGTGTCATCCCCGACCCGACGGACAATCGTCATGTCTCCACAGGCCACAAAATCCTGAAACCGGGATGCCTCACTCTTCCGTCGGACCACCGCGGTTTCATGCGCCCAGGCATGGCCCCAGCCTAACCATTCGCGGGTCTCCCGATCACGACCAATCACGTACATTCCCAGCAGATCATCCAGGCCCCCGCCGTCAATCCCCACCGTCACCACATCAGCGCGCTGCAGGATATCTTCCAGGCTGACGCGCCTGCCCTGCTGCTCCCAGAAATCCGCGCCCGCCCAGCGGTCAGAACGCAGGGCAAGGCCAATTTCCACATTGGCGTGTTTTGACATGAAGCCACGAAATGCTTCCTCACCAGCCTCCCGGGCTTTACGGTACTCCCGGTACAGAAAGGCCTCATCCACCGAATAGCCGAGATTCGGATTGACCATGGCGAGGTTTTCCATCAGCAAGTGAGCCCCGCTTTCCACCATTTCAGGAGGGTGTTCAAATATCACCGGCAGAAAGTGCGGATCATGAATTTTGCCGTCGCGCACATCCCGGGCGTACTGCAGTTTCTGTCTGAACACCCCGGCGGGCGGTTCATTCGACTGGGTGGTCGTATACACCACAAACCCTTCCGGGCGGGAGGCAAGGCCGCCTATGGCTTCACGTAACATGTCCTCCGCCTTGCACTGCTTGCCAAACAGCCACAACTCATCAATCAGCGTACCCACGGACTTGATACCGGACACCGTATTCGGATCGGCTGCCACCACCTTCAGGGTGGTGTCTGTCACCCTGTGGGTGATGGTCCGGATATGGGTCTGTACCTGGCAGAGGTCATCCAGATCATCGTCCCGTCGTACCATATCCCTGGCAGGATTGAAGGCGTTGGCTGCCACCTCCACAGTCGGGGCCAGAATCGTGTAACCCGCCGCCTGCCGCCAGTTCAGTAACAGCGCCGTCATCATGATCCCGGCGGCCAGTGTGGACTTGCTGTTTTTTTTGGGTATCAGAATGAACACTTCCTTGATATGGCGGACACCGGTCTGCGCATCGTAGGAGCCAAACAGAGCCGCCACCAGGTCAAACACCCACTGTGCACAGGACTCACCGAACGTCGGGCTGCCCGGTGCATCCACAATCCGCAGTTGTTTAAAAATCGCCAGGGCATGTGCGGCCTGCTCCGGGTAAATCGGAGACGGAATAATCGACAGCCCCTTTTTCAGGCGCTCTGCCCAGTCCGGGCAGGCCGTGCTCCACACAGGTATCATCCGTTGCCCTCATTATCATTATTCACCACCAGTCGGGGTGGTGGTGGCACCGCAAAACGGTTAGCCGCTTTTTTCGCCGCGTCACCTTTTGCCGATTTTTTACCAGCATCGCCTTTTTTATAGTGTGTGAACTGCGCCAGTCGCCAGGCCGCATCCAGTGCCAGTTTCGGGTCAATTATCAGGTTTTCCACCAGGATCCTCCCCATTGCTTTTACCGGATCTGGAAGACCGTCTTCCATGTAATCAATACTAGGAGATATCACCACGGGCGGTGGCATCTCCGGATTTGTTTCGTCCTGCTGTGGTATTGCAGCCGCCTCACGGCGACGGGGTTTATCCTCCTGCTCTGATTTTTTCTGCCGGTAAACAGGAACCTCATCCACCTCCACCGTCTCGCCCTGTTTACGGGCTATAAACGCAAGCACCTCCGGATCTTTTGCCAGCTGCGAGCCTTTAACTCTGGCCGTCTTCGCCGAATAACCTGCCGCAATGGCTGACGCTGTTTTGTTTTTCCCGGACATGAGCGCCAGCGCAAATTTTCGTTTTTGCGTCGTCAGCACAGTGCCCTCCCGGGGTCAAAACTCTCTCAGCCGGGCATGCATCAGGCCGTTTTCCCACACCGCGCATACCCCGAATGTTAACTGCTGCCTGGTTAACATTTTCCGAAAAAGTCGGTTAACATTTTTTCCACGCAATAAACTGAATTATAAAGATAAAAACAGAAAAAAGGCCGAACAGCCAGTTAACATGTTAACTGGCCTGAAACGGGAATTTTTTCTCTGCATGAGAGGGGGCGCGGTGTCCGGAGCGATCGTTTTTTTCGCCGGATGATCCCCCCCCCCCGGGGCGGGTCACAGTCCGATGATATCGTCTGCCCTGCCATGACCTCCGGACACCTCCGGCAGCGTCGGGTCCGGCATACCACCCGCCGCTTCACGAGCAGACTTTTGTCGATGGCATTCGGTACAGAGCGTCCAGAGATTCGTCTCCTCATTACCACCACCGAACTGAAGTGCAATTCGGTGATCGAGTTCACTGTCACAGAGGTCAACCACACGACCACAGAGACAGCACTGTCCGGCATCCCTCAGCCAGATATGACGCTTGAGGGAAACACGTGCACTGCCACTGACACGACGCTGTTCCCCCTTCAGAATATTCACCCGTCGGGTGTTCAGAGTTTTGATTCTGCTCTGGAGTGTACGAAGCTCAGCCATGTAAAATCCCCGTCATATGGCAATCAGTAAAGGAAATAAATATGTCATCGAAAAACCGGACCCGCAGAACCACAACCCGCAATATCCGTTTCCCCAATCACATGATTGAACAGATCAACATCGCCCTTGAGCATAAAGGGTCCAGTAACTTTTCAGCGTGGGTTATTGAAGCCTGCAGGAGAAGGCTGGCAACAGATGCAACGCATCTGCGTACGGCCAGCATGACAAATAACGAGAAATGAACGTTCGGTTTCTTCCACCATCGTACCGGACAGGCGACTATGAGGGGACAACGCCGCGCTCCGTTAACGCGGTAAACCCCGGTGTGTATCGTTTTTGATTATCCCCGCACACTCGCGCAGAGGAGTCTCCCTGTCGGGCTGCGGTCTCTGTTAATGAGGGAATACAGCGACGATACGGCGCATCAGCAAAACTTAGTTCAGGCACTGAGTGCGGATATAGTCCTGTGCCCCTTCCAGTTGCTTCTGCATCGTCATCAGCCGCTCTCTGAGGGTGAAATAATCCCGTGTAACGGTGTCTGCCAGTTGGGGGCCGGTTGCATTATCCACGCGGGCGGTGCCGGTGGCTTCACGCACGGTACCGGGACAGTTGGCGTTGATGCGCAGGCGCTTACGACCAGCGGCAACATCAGCGCGCAGAGTTTCATTTTCAGCTCTCGCATCGGCTAATTCCCTCGAGTATCTGGCATCAAGTGCAGCAACATCACGCTGGCGCTGCTGCATATCAGTAATGGTTGCATTCGCCTGTTCCAGCTCTCTGGCTTTTTTATCGCGCTGCGCTTTGTAGGTGAGCGCGTTGTCACGGTAATGGTTTGTTGCCAGCCACAGCGCACCACAGCCAACCGCCAGGACAATAATCACCACACACAGAACACGGTTCATCTCTCTTTCACCCCACCAGTCCCGATAACGTCAGGACTCGCCAGGCGGTGGAAAAGAAAATGGCAACCAGCATGACTAAAAATGAAATGCCGACAAGTACACAGAGGCTCTTCACCAGCGTTATGAGTTTATCTGATATCATTAGCCACCCCATCAATCCGCCTTTGTTATTTTCCCTTTGCCTGTATCAGCCAGGACAAAATCAATCAGCATATTCGCTTCATTTACCAGCGTACGGATTTTTGATACATGCGCGGCTTTAACCTGTTTCCACTCATTCAGCCCGGTAGCAAACACACTGGCAATATTTTTATCCCGTTTCATGTCAGCACAAGCCTGGTTGAGTTCTTCCATCACGCTCATTTTACGGGGATTAACGACAAAACCCTTCGTCCAGTACTCGTAAAGAACATCGTCGCACTCTTCCTGATACCGGATGACCTTATCGCGGATTTCGGGTTTTACTTTGTTGGGATTAATGGTTTGTAGCCAGCCGGCAAGTTTTCGAAGTGGCATGGACACCATATTGCGTTGTTTCCCATCCTCAGCAACCATAACGATTTCCGTTATAGTTGACGCAAAACGCTGTCTTAACTTAGCCAACTGTGATTGCCAGGCCAGCCCCATCCCCGCAACGACAGGTTTCATGGGAACGTATGGTTCGCCATTATGGTTAACTACATAAAGAGAGTTGCCGTGAAACGGCACGGCCATCATATTCATCGGTTATTTCCTTTTAGTGATGAACCTTGTCTCACAGGAATCCAGTCCACAGAAAGGCACCGACAGCCAAACCGGTATCCTCAAGGGTCATCCTGAAAGGTTCTGTGTTGTGAGATGCGCGTGAGATGCGCAGAAATGACAAAGGCATCATTACGGTGCCTGAGTGTTAAACAACTGTTTTGACTTTATTCACTTACATTTTGCAAATTTGCAGGATTTCGTGTTATCCGTCCATGTAAGCAAACCTCATTTTTCAGCAAAATATTCTTCTTATCTGTCGATTCCCCAGCACGCCAGCGCGCTCTCCTGGTCACGACGGGATACCTGACCGTAACAGTTGTTTGAACGAATACGGCAGTCTCTGCCACCGTCCTTAATCCACCAGCGAATCGCTTCGCAGGCACCTTTTCGATCACCTGCATTAATTCGTCTGTAAAACGTCGACGGGAAACACTTACCGGGACCAATGTTGTACGGACAGAATGACGCGATCCCCGCTTTCTGGGGTTCGGTCAGCGGCACTTTGATGTTTTTCTCCACCCATGCCAGCGCCTTATCACGCTCAATGGCGTTAACCCGGTCGCATTTTTCCTTCGACAACTTCATGCCCGGAACGACAGGTTTACCATCCACCAGGATGGCACCTCGGCAGATGGTCCAGATACCCGCACCATCACGGTATGCCGTGGTGTGGTTACCTTCCTTTTCATCCAGAAACTGGTCGAGGATTTCAGGCGCAGACGCCCCTGCACCAATCAGCGCCAGAACGGCAGCCGACAGGCCGTATCTGATTTTTGCGTTCATGGATATTTATCAGGATTTATCGATTTCAAATCCCTGGATATGTTAAGTCTTCAGGCCAGCGGTGGAGTCTTCAGAGAACCAGTAATTATTCCCGGTAGTTTTCCTCTGTAGGTTATCAACACATCCTGCGCCTCTAAAATGATGGGCCGCTTTTCCGGCAACGGACCATCCCCTTCACATAACCCGGCAGCAACATCCATGAAAAACTGCTTCGCCTGCTTTTTCGCCTCAGCTTCGTAAAACTCCAGCGTGGCTCCTTCAGTACGGTCAAGACTAATCGCCACATCTGGCAACAACAGTGACGGATACCCACCAATTTCCAGTGCCACACTAACAGTAATCTTATCCGGGTAATTATTTATCCCTTTAACAACCAGTTCGTATTTTTTCTTCATCGCTTTACTCTCCCCGCGCCGCCTTACGACGGTCCTCTCTGATTTTGAAATACAGGTTAGTAAGATACGTCAACAGGCCAAACAGCAGACTCCCCAGCACACCTATCGCCACCCACTGGGACGGAGAGACTTTGTCCAGCAGCTGCAGTAACCAGTATCCCGTCCCCACCGCTGACGTGGTGTATGACACACCTGTTGTGATTTTTTCCATCTGATGTATGTCTCCGTGTAACCGGCTCATTTAAACCGTCTGGTCTGTTTCCTCCGGCTCTACAAAAATAATGTCCATCATTTTTAATGGACAC